AGAAGAACGTGGGCATCCTTAAGTCTGCATACTGGTATTCTGCCGTGAAGGTTAAGTCAAATGTGAGGGCACAGTCTTGGGTCAAACACACAGAGGGTTTCCCAAACGCGATTGGTGTCGTGTCAAAAACCCCAAAGTTTCCATCGACTACTGTTGGCAGCATCAATGGCAAGTTAGCCCTGCCAGAGTCATTATTGCGTCTTGCACTCAACAAGAGGGCACTCAGTATGAGGGCTGAAATGGCTACCAAACTTGAGCGTGACTGTGGCAAACTATGGATTGCTTCGGCACAGGGCAAGGTTGTTAATGCCGAAAGATTTTTCAAATGAGCACAACAGAAGGAATCAGAACGATCACGGAAAAGTCCATAGGGGCTTGGTTCACTACCAATGCCGATATGTTGCCTGGTGTTCAAATCGCCCTAGGTCAGACATCGACCAGTCGTGGTCTTCCAACTGTAATCATTCACGCAGAGACTGCATCTGCCGCTACTGACTTGGGTGCCTTCTGGCAGGGTAACTTTGAGGTAACGGTCAAGGTTTATGTCTACTCATCTGCCGATGACGATGACACTAAGTTTGACGCACTTGAAGCACATCGTGAGCGAGTGCTTGCCGTCTATACCATACTGAGTGATGTTGAGGGTCTTAAGTCCGCTTGGACGCAGGGTCAGATGTATCAGTCTTGGATTGTTTCTGACGATGAGGGGGTTGAGGGTCGCAGGTATGGCAACCTAATCACATACACCCTTTTTGCCGTTTACCCCCCTGCTTGACTCCTGCGTAGGACTAACACAGAAAGACAATGGCTCTACCCAACACCTACGGCATCCCGCACACCTTTGGCGTTTATGATGTCTCCGACTTCATTACCATCCAGAGTGACGATATCTCCCAGAAGCCAGCACTTGATGTAGAGGTTATGGACGAGACTGGTCGAGTCATTACTGACCGCCTTGATGACCAGCGTCTTGAAACCAATGTCTCTGGTGTCTTGAAACTTGGTGCTTCCCCTCCCACGGCCGGCGAAACCTTGCCGTATGATGGCACCACTTACATCATTAAGCAGGTTGATGACTCTGGCACGAACAACGGCTTCCGTAAAGTTTCTCTGAAACTGGTTAAGTACCAGGAGATTTCCTAATCCCCTCAAGGGGATTCCGAGCCGTGGCTTCTCGGTGGACACAGGCTGCAACTATACTCCCGCCATCTTTCAAGGTGTGCGGGAGAAGTCTTTTACCATTCTGCCTTCGCCACAGGATTGCTCTTGAGGTCATTGACTCTCCTTTCATTTATGAAGGGAAGCCATTTGGACCTGTTGATGTAATCAATGCTGTTCGCGTTTTATCCACGCACGATATGCGTGGCGTTAACGACAAGTTGTCTTTCAAGGAGGGCTACCACCTAGCAAGGATGCGTATTAACATAAACAACTTGAAGCGTGAGGGTGCTAAAATCTTTCTATACTTCGCATCACAGTCGCTATGGCCTCGCTTCTGGGAGAAAGACTCAAGCATCAAGGACAATGGTATTCCTTGGCAGTTGTCAGTTATTGCCTGTTTAGTTCGCAATGGTCACACAACCCAAGAAGCTTGGACTATGCCAGAGGCAGAGGCAATCTGGTTGAATATGGCACACGCGGCATCTGTTACAAGTGACGTGAAGATTGTGTCAGACAAAGAATGGGAAGCGATGGAGCAATACAAGGCTAGTCAGCAAACAGAAACCAACACACGAAACTAAATGGCAGAAGACGTAAAAGTTAAATTCAGCGGTGACTTCAGTGAAGTCTCCAAGGGTGCAGACTCTGCCGCAAAAACGGCAGGCACTGCTATGAAGGGGTGGGCTGATGACCTCGGCAAAACTATGCTTGGTGCTGTTGCAAGTATTTTTGCAGCAGACGCATTGATTGGAAAGTTTATGGGGGGACTGTCAGAGGCTCGTGAGTATTTTTTGAAACTCAATGACGCAATCGACGAGACTGGTATCTCTGCTGAGGAGTTGCAGAAGATTGTTAAACTAGGAAAGAATGTTGGTGTGTCGATGGAAAGCACCGTCAAGTCAATCGGACTTTTCTCCAAGTATATGGGTAACGCGTCTCGTGACGCTAATGCCCACGGAAAGACTTTGCGTGAACTTGGTTTCTCAAATGAACAGATTACTGGCGGAACAATCGGTGTTACTGAAGTGCTTGCGGCACTAGCAGACCAGTTGGAGAAGACCGGCAATGATTACCAGATGGCTGCATATTCTTCTGAAATCTTTGGCAGGTCTGGTCGTGAGTTAATTCAAATCATTAGGCAGGGCAGAGAGGCGATTGAAAACGCTGCAGATGGAACGAAGATTTACACACAGGCTGAACTTGATTTGATTGAGGCCAGCGAGCGTCGCTGGCAGAAGCGTAACAATACAATCAAGGGTTTCTTCAGAGAGTTGTGGAGGGACATTGCTGATGACACCTCTACTATTTTCGCTGAGGCACTAGATTCAGTTGATGCCAAGATTGAAAAAATGGGAGGTCGTGTGAAAGAGATGAAGGCAGAAACGGCACCAGACAATGCTTACAACAGAATGTTGAGAGAGGAGTTAAAGAGCAAAGGCATTTCCCTTGAGACACAGAAGCAAATGTTCAGTCCTCTGTCCAAGGAGAACCCAGGAGGTGGATGGGCTGCACAGAACCCACAATTCTTAAATGACCTCAACAAGGCAATCCAAGAGGAAAAGAATAAGAAGAAAGAAGAAATCACCAGTGGGTCTGGTCTTGCTTCGATTGCTGCAATGTCTTCTTCCTCTCTGCAAGCGATTGGCGGAGGAGACATTTCTTCAGTTCTTGCAGGGACAACGCCAGTCGACCAAATCGCAGAAAACACCAGACAATCAACGTATTATTTAAAATCTATTGCGGAGAGTAATCCTGCCGCTACTGTTGATGGAGCAGCAGCACACTAATTTATGCCAAGCACAAGAATTGATTTCGGTGATTCATTGCTTTCCCCGGGCAGACGCCAGCCTACTGGGGCTTTTAGCGTTGATGCCTTCGGACTAGCACAGGCACAGTTGACGGTAGCATTAGACAGTGACCCTGCAAACATTGCTGATGCCATAAATCTATATTGCGGAGGGATAGACTACCCAGATGACTTGGGACAGCCGATGAAGTCATACAAGTATTCTATGTCGACATCAAAGGGTGGTGTTACTTTGATGACCATTGATTTTATGGGCGTGTTCACGGAACTAGGATACACCTACCCTAATATGGTTGGTGTGGTTGCTACTCAGGCACAGCCAATTGAGACTCATCCAAACTTCACAATCATTACGGATGACACCATCTCCAACAACATCCTTGCTGGCTCTCCTCCTACCACAAACTTCAACTCAGCAATCTTCAATCCAAATCCAACTGCTGTTGTTGGTGGAAGCGGATTCCAATACACCTTTGGAGGCTTTGGTGTAGGAAAGGGAGATACCGTGAACCCCCTAGCAGGGGTTCGTCAATACTTGAAGCCAGCAACAACCCTGCGTGGAACGATTTACTTCAACCCAGCAAACCAGAGCAAGGCAGAGGGACTCAATGCCGCAGTTGCTTGCTACTTGAAGTCTGCTGACGCACAGACACTTATCCCAGATTGGATTCAAAACCAGACTCTTGGCTCGCGCTGGCTTGTGACTCACGCTGGCATTGAGTGCATCGGTAAGCCAGAAACGATTGCTGTTGAGGGAAATTATGCTGCTCTGAAAGTTACCTTTGACCTTATGAACTCTGGCAAGCAGGGATGGAATCAAGACATCTACGCTGAGGCAGATGAAATCTTCGGTTAATGAGAGACCAAGGATTTAGTGGCTCTGGTAGTCGCTTCGTGCATAGGTTTGAGGCTGGCTCTCCTATCTATGCCGACCAACTCAATGACCTCGCTTCTGCAGTAGCGGTAACGCTACCTCAGCCATACATTGGTAACGGTGCATCCGTTTCATTTACATCTGGCGGTTCGATAATTACATCAAACGATGATGGACTAACCCTGTCCGCAGTAGCCAATCTCATCTTGGGTAGCGAGTATGTTAATCACTACCAGACGAAGGTGCCAGGGATTGATGTTGGTGGTGGTGTTCTTGGCATCGTCTTAAAGGTTGGCAGAGGCGGAAACATCTGGATGCCAAAGAACGGCACCTGTGCCGTTGAACT